TGGCGACCGCCGTCGTGATCCAGTGGCGCCCAAGTACCGCAACCCGGCAGATCCATCGAAAACGTGGTCGGGCCGTGGTAAGTCTCCAGCCTGGGTACTGGCAATGAAGGAAGCAGGAACTTTGCAGGAAGCGGTAATCTAAAGAAACGAGGACACTATGCAAGTATTGGAAAGAGTAAATCGCCTGGCGCATCAATCTTTGTCGGCCATGCGCTTTAAGTGGGTGCATCGCTGCGAGGATGGATTCGCCGTGCATTTGCCTTCTGGTATGCGCATTTGTCCTCAATGTGACGCAACCAACGACGACCATGAATTGAGCCACGAAGCGCAATATGGCTCGCTCCAAGGCGTATAATCAACGCATCCATAAACAACTCAAGGAGTCGCCATGCGCAACCCCAAGAACTACGAGTTTCACAACTGCTGCCCTGAAGAATGGAAGCGCACGCCAGACATGACCGGCTCCTATGAGATGGACGGCATGATTATGCGCACCAAGAACAAGGACATGTGCGACCGCCTGCGAGACCACTTGGTTGGCGACCAATCCTACAAGCAGCGCACCGGCTACGGCGCATACAACGGGATCGGCTGACATGATGTCCGTCGCCAGCAAAGCCATGCTATGGCTAGGTATCCTTGGTTGCGTCTACGAGATCGCGCAATTCGTATCTGAGTTCATGCAGGCATTCTTCGTCGCCTGGCACTGAGAGCATGGCTATTCGCTTTCCTTCGGCGCTGGATGGCATTATTTCCGACATCGCCCCCAAGAAGGAGAAGAAAGAGGTAGCTAACACGGTAGCTAACAAATCACGCCACGGTAAGTATGCAGACAAAGAGGCACGACGCGCTTACATGCGCGATTACATGCGTAAGCGTCGCGAATTAGTCAAAGCGAAGATTGAATAAAATGGCTGAAAAGAAGAAAACAAAACCTCGCGATCCAAATCAAGTAACAATTAATGCGCGCGCGCCCGGTTTGCGTAAATATGTTCATTTTTCAGAAGAGTTACTTGCTTCAATTCTTGATCGCGTAGCTTTGGGTGAGCCGTTGTCACGCATCTGTGAGGGTGATGACATGCCGAGTCGAAAAGCCTTCTTTGAGTGGGTGGCGAAAGATCCTGACATCATGCGGCGTTATGAATTTGCAATTCAGTTGCGAGCAGATATTTACGCCGAGTCAATCATTACCATCGCTGACGAAGAAGTCACGATGATCAAGCGCTCGAAACATGGCCAGGATGATGGTGATGACGAGGATGAGATGGAGGTTGTGTTTGATCCGACCGCCGTCATGCGTAACAAACTTCGGGTTGACGCTCGTAAGTGGTATTCATCCAAGCTCGCTCCCAAGAAATACGGCGACAAAGTAATCCATGCCGGCGACGCTGAAAGCCCGATAGTTACGCAGTTGGTGCTGTCGTCCAATGAACTGCTAGACCGCATTCGCGGCGAGAAGAAGGATTAATCATGGATCAGGCAAAGTTCCTTCAAGCTGTCGCTTTGACGCATCAGATCAAGGACGTTGGAAAACAGAAAGACAATATTCTTTCTGACTTTGACCAAATGATTAATAACTCGAATATATCAGACCCATATTTTACAAATATGGCAAACTCGCTTCGGTCGAATATTGCCGCCTACTTTGACGCCAAGATAGCGCCGCTGAACGATCAATTTAACGCACTGTGAGAACTACATGCCTTGGACTATGAAAAGCGCGACGAAGCATACTGCTAAGGCTACGACGCCAGCCAAGAAGAAACAGTGGTCATCCACGGCTAACGCGGTTCTTGAGAAGACTGGAGACGAAGGCAAGGCTGTGCGTATCGCCAACGCGGCAGTGAAGAAACATCCATCGAAGAAGAAAGTAAAGAAGTGAGTGATTGTATTTTGTGTGGCCAGGATCATAGTTTCTGCCACTGTGGGTTGGATGAGATAACGCTGACTCATCCAAGCGGGCCGTTGCTGAGCCTGAGCCAGTATTCTGAATTCCTGCGCAAGACTGCTAGCTTCGACTGCGCACGGTGCGGCAGGCCGTACGGTAGTTGCCGATGCGGTGATGAGATCAAGAAGGCACGATGAAGCACTGGGACATGACCCTGCCAGAAGTTCTCAAGTGGTGGGACACGATTGACGAGCGCGGAACCAACTTGGCTGGTATCCGCGCTTTGTGCTTGTGCGATCGATACTATCTTCTGGTGAAGGTATGCAAGCGCGTGGATATGCTGCACCCGTGGGTGTACGACCGATGCCGCGAGGTTGAGCGGGCGCCAGATGGCTACCTTGATCTGTGGTCGAGGGAGCACTTCAAGTCAAGCATCATCACGTTCGGCGGTGCGTTGCAGCGCATCTTGCAAGATCCTGAGATCACTATCGGAATCTTCTCGCATACTTCTCCTATTGCGTCGGCATTCTTGAAGCAGCTCAAGAACGAGTTGGAGAGCAATCAGATACTAAAGGCCGCGTTTCCTGATATCTTGTGGGAGGATCCTGGCAAGCAGGCGAGACAATGGTCTGTTGACGCTGGCATCACGGTAAAGCGCGCTGGTAACACGAAGGAAGCCACGGTTGAGGCATCCGGCCTCGTTGACGGTCAGCCAGTCTCAAAGCACTACAAGCTGCGCATCTATGATGACGTGGTGACCGATAAATCCGTAAGCACGCCTGAGCAGATCCAGAAATCAATCGATGCCTACTCGCTCAGCCAATCGCTCGGCATGATCGGCGGCTCTGAGTGGATGATCGGCACTCGCTACAGTTATGCCGATGCTTACGAGTGGGTTCTCAAGCGTGGCGCGCTCAAGGAACGCATCTACCCGGCCACGGCTGATGGCACGATGGACGGCGACCCAGTGCTGTTCAGTCCCAAAGATTGGGCGGACAGGAAGCGCAAGCAAACTGACGCTGACATTGCTTGCCAATATCTACAGAATCCACTTAGCGGACAGCAGCGCATGTTCGATGTGAGCGACCTTCAGACGTATGAGGTTCGCCCTGAGTCGCTTGCTGTGTATGTTCTATGCGATCCGGCGCGTAGCAAGAAGAAGGACAGCGACAACACAGCCATCATCGTGGTCGGCCTTGACTACGCCATGAACAAGTATTTGCTCGACGGCTTCAACCACAAGATGGATTTGCAAGAGCGCTGGCAGAACTTCGCCAGGATGTACATGCGTTGGAAAAATGCTCCTGGCGTGCAGATCGTCCACATGGGCTATGAGTCGTTCGGCGCACAAGCTGACCTTGATTACTTTCAAGAGCAGATGAAGCTTCCGAATGCGCCGCGCTTCGACATTATGGAGCTAGCTTGGCCTCGTGAGGGATCTGGCAGCAAGATAGACCGCGTTCAGCGTTTAGTGCCAGACTGCAAGACACACAGAATATACCTGCCATACGAAACTGATCCTAATCGCCTGACTGCGACGCAAAGGAAGTTTATGGGGCAGGGATATCAGTATAGAATAGCGCAACCAATTAAACGTATGGACGAGAACGGAAACGCTTATAATCTAGCTGAGCAATTGAAAATGCAGTTCCACTATTTCCCGTTCGGCGGTAAGAAGGATGCGATTGACGCTCTGGCTCGCATATATGATATGAGTCCAAGGGCACCAAGCTATCGAGAACCAAATTATGTTGAACCAGAATATAGCTAAGGAGTAATAATGATGACAGATCAAGATTTGGATAATCTGTATAAGCAGAATATCTCAATGAGCCACGCTGCGGCTTTGCGTGGTGTATTCGATGCTGGATATGCTATCGGTGCAAACTCCGGCGTACCAACGGTTGATGTGTCGCAGACTGTCAGTGGCGTTACTGCATCGCAGGACGACCCAACCATCGTTACTGTTTAATCTAGGAGTTCATCGTGCCTGCTGATCCGCCGAACTTTAATAACCTTGGCCCGAAAGTAACCACGCGGGATATTAGCTGGTCTGATCTGGTCCAGCGTGTATGGGGCGGTGAATACTTTGCACCTGATCATGGCGTGTACGAGTTCACTGGTGGTCGCCGCTTCGACAGTACCGACAAGACCAATAACGGAATCTACAACGGCGGCGCTGTATAAATGGGAGCGGTAAATGATTGAGTTGATCAAGAAGATTTACGACGAGGCGTACAAGGAATCTCACCTGTCCGGTCTTCAGGCTGTTTGGGATGCTGCTGTGGCGCATGTTCGCAGCGAAATGGCCAAGATTGAGACTGCTGTGGAGGATGTGGTAGAGGCCGTGACGGAGACGGCGCCAGATCCTGAGCCTCAGCCAATGGTTGAACCTGCTCCGGATCTGACTCCTGATCCTGTCGATCCTCAGCCAGAAGCGACAGCAACTGACGCGCCACAAGCATGATCAACATCGACACTCGCGCCGATATCCAGACCGTCGAGACTGGAACTATCGACAAGGAGCACGTGGAAATGGAGCGCCTAGCTAAGCAAGTGGCTGAGGCGCTTACTCGTGCGTATCCCGCTTACCCGTGGGCCATCGGTTGGCATCCTGGCGGCGTTCTGTGCGTGAAGCTCATGCTGGCTTCGGATAGTAACTATGGCTACACCATTGATGCTTACCGTATCCATAGCGCAAGCGAACTGACGCGACAGGCCACGATGGCCGGCGGCGAGTTGCTTGAGCGCTTGGGCATGAAGCGAGGCGAATGGAACGGAGACATGCCAGATCAGAACTACGATGGCGTGGACGCTGGGCACGAATCGCCAATCTTCGGGGCGTGACATGAAACCTCACATATTCAAGCGCTGGGGATATTGGGTGTGTGAAATCAGAATTCCAACGATACAGCGCGGCGTGCAGACGCATCTTACGACATACATGTCAACTGGCGATACTCCTGCCGAGGCTCAAAAGAAATGCGAGCAATGCAAGTACGACAGAACTAAGGGGCCAGTTAAATGAATGACCAACAGAACTCCCCACCAACAGCGCAGGATGCGTATGGGCTGGGTACTGAAATAAGCGAATCTGAGCGCGACTGGCTTCGACTGGCTCAAGCATCGTACCGTGCGGCGGTAAGCTATGTTGACACCAACCTACGTAAGAGTTGGGACGATAGCATTCGCTCGTTCAACAATACGCACGCTGCTGACTCCAAGTACAACCATCCCTCATACGAGAAGCGTAGTCGACTGTATCGCCCGAAGACACGCTCTATCATTCGCAAGAACGAAGCTGCTGCTGCCGCCGCTTTCTTCAGTAGCATGGACGTTGTTAGCATCACCGGAAGCGACAACGACAACAAAGTGCAGGTTGCCAGCGCGGCGGCAAACAAGGCTCTACTTCAGTACCGCCTTAGCAAGACTATCCCATGGTACATGACTCTGATAGGCGGGCTTCAGGACGCTCAAGCAACAGGCGTGGTATGTGCTCACATATATTGGGACTACAAGCCGGCGCCGGCCGTTACGGTGGCCTCCTTGACGACGATTACACCTGAGAGTCCAGAGGAAGAATACCCGCAGCAGACGAGGGTTCCAGACAATGCTTTTGTGGCCAAGGGTGACGCTAAGCCTGCTGCCGTGGTTATCGATATCCCGCCTCCGCAAGAGCAACCAGAGCCAAAGGCGCTCGTTGACAAGCCTGTGGTTGATCTGATTCCGTGCGAAAACCTTCTGATTGATCCTGCTGCGAACTGGACGAACCCTATCGAGTCGTCGCCTTACGTCATTCATTTGATGCCTGTCTACCTTATGGATGTGCGCGACAAGATGAAGTCCGGAGAGTGGAAGCAATATGGAGATGGTGCTATCAAGGCCAGCACGCAATCCAAGTTCGATAGCACCCGCAGCGCTCGTCAGAATAATCGGGAAGACCCATATAACCCTGACAGCAAGAGTTTCTCAGGGTATGAGGTCTGCTGGATTCAGCGCCATATTCACCGAAAGGATGGCGAGGACTGGGAGTTCTATACTCTTGGCGACTTTGCTATGCTCACCGATCCTGTGCCGTTGAAAGAAGTTGTGTTTCACGGCAAGCGGCCATACGTCATGGGCTGCTGCATCATTGAATCGCACAAGCTTTACCCTTCAAGTGTTCCACAACTTGGCAAGGATCTTCAGGCTGAGGCGAATGAGGTTGCTAACCAGCGCATAGATAACGTCAAGTTCGTACTGAACAAGAAATGGTTTGTGAA